TCATGATCAGTCCGGGCGGTGTCGGCTCTTCGAGGAATAGGGAATTCGGTAATCTTGGATTGCTTCAAACTAACTTAAACGGAGCTATTCATACCGCTGGTATGATCTCCGTTAGTGACACTCCTCTTGGAACAGGCATAGCTTTTAAGAATCCTGACGGGTTCGATACTAAGTATGTCACTGTTGATTCTGGCGTTGACACTCTCAGTAATACACCCCTACCTGTAACAGTTGCTCTGTCTGTTAAGCCAGACATAGCCTCTATGAGAGAGAATGGGACAGTTGCCACTTCTATTTATGGCACCAATGGAGGACTGACTTTCGTATCTGGCTGGGTATTGAACCATGTACAGAACACCGGAACACTTCGTCTAGGTATAGGTAACGGAGCTGGTGGAGCAAGTGCCCGCCGAATCTGGACATTTGATACAGAAGAGGCTTACACAACTCTTGAATGGCATAGAATTGTATTTACAATAGCTGCCTATGATGATATGCGTCTTTGGATAGACGGTATAGAGCAGACCAAGCTTTCGGAAGAGGGTAGTGGCACTATCTGCACATTCAATTCAACATCAGCAGCTCGACTTAGTCAGTCTACTTACGACACTGTGTTTGACTTAGGCGTCTACGGACGTATACTATCTGACGATGATATTCAACTAGTTAGTTCAGTAACGCCACAGGTCAGTTTTGAACAACTGATCAATGATTCCTTGCCTACACAGTTCCTACAGTTCTCAGAAGCTGATGGCTCTCCCTCTGGTGTGGATATCTCTCAGACGCTGACACAACGGAATGTTACGTATGAGGACTCACCCTCTCTAGGTAATGTCGATCCTGAGATAATTGGAAGTCCTGAGTATGTAGATATAGGTTCTTCAGGAGGGTATCCAAGAGTTACCGGGAGTGTTGGAAGCTGGTTTAACGCCTTTCAGGGATCTTTGTTCACTGTAATACGTCCAAATAGTGCGGGTACAGGTACTGACAGAGTTATATATAATCAATACTGGCCGCTAGATGGGAATGATACGCGATTCCTGTTTGGAATAACAGCAGACAATAAACTGTATGCTGATATCAAGAGTAGGGGAAGCCAACGGTATATAGTAGAGACTGATTCTGCCATACCAATGGACTCTACCATATCGGTATGCCATTATACGGACGGAACTAGTTGGTTCTTCTGGTGTGAAGGACTGGGGGTTATGCCCCACAGTCTAGTAACGTCCATCGGAAGTTGGAATGAGAATCAATGGATAGATTATATCACTTCTCAGTCAGCTGAGAGAAACTCTTATGGAGCGAAAATCACGGGAGAGTCTGTAACTCCAACCAACATGTTGAACGGACGAATGCATATGTTTGCATTGTTTCAAGAGATTCTAACTGCTCGACGTCTAGAGGATCTTGCTGCTGCTGCTAAGAGCCGCTACGTAGAGTACAGAACTACTACAGCATAATAGGAGTAATAACGATGAAGTTTTTTAACACAACCAATGAGATGCAGTTAGCTAGACTACGCCCGGGGCAGAATGTACAAACGCGAGGCGAAGATGTCTTGCTAGACGGCGGTAATGCTGAGTACTACATTCAGACATTGGCTGACTACGGTGGTACCCCCCCTCTCCCGACTGATGTAGACATTGTATGCGCTAACGGCAACATAGCTGTTAAGATGGCAGTTGATGTTACCCCTTTCGGTGGGATCATTGCTTACTACGGTGACTTAGGTAACATCCCTACAGGGTGGAGCTTGTGTGACGGTACAAACGGCACTCCAGACATGAGAGCAGCCTTCCCAGTTGGTGTAGGCGGTGCTTACACTCTGGGTGGTACTGGTGGAACATCTAACATCACCTACCCCGCTGCGACTAACGGACACGCACTGACCATAGCAGAGATGCCTGCTCACGCGCACACAGTGGCCTTAGACAGCAAGGTAGCAAATGGCACAGCAGATGGTGCTCCAGCTCCTGTAAATGCTGTAGGTGCAGACTCTAATGCTTCTAGCATTGCTTACCAGCTATCGAACACTAAAGGTGGAGATCAGCCACACGTTCACTCCATAGACAACACAATAGGTATCGGTGCTAACGTACCACCTTACATCGGTGTCCACTGGATCATGCGTACAGGTATTATCGGACAAGTCATCGCTCCATTACGGCCTGAAGGTTTGGCAAGCTACATCAATGTATCTGGTTCAGTTCAGCTTGATGCACAAGGTGGTAACATCACAGTATTTGAAGTGTCTCCTAATGGGAACATCACTGACATGGCTGTAATCAACTTACCTGCTGCTAGTGATATAGCTTACGGTTGCGCTATTAAGATCATATCTGACGGCTCATCTACCGTTGTGTTTGATCCTCAGTTCAACTGGGAAGGTAACACTGTACCCACTCTGACAACAGACGTAGGTAAGTGGGATTGGATAGTAGGCTTCTCGGTAGATCAAGGTGTTACACTAGACGCTAAAACATCGATACAAGGACTTGATTAATGTTTAAAGATAAGATGAAACGCTGGCTTACAGTCGGCATGTTCAAAGAACTAGCCAGCAGAGCCGATACAGCTACAATGACTCTGGATGAGGCAAGGCAGCGTTTCGTTGATCTTGGTGACATGACAGGGTATAAGTTCTCTCAGTCTTACTTAGGCGGGTGGCAGCAGTGGACAGAAATGGAAGCGTCTCCCACCCTAGCCCCCTACATCGAACAATGGCGTGACGAGTTAGAAGTCAAGCTACGATGTGAAGGGTTGGAGAGGATCGTAACTGAATCAGAGACCGGACACTTCCAAGCTAATAAGTTCTTGGTAGATCGCGGTTGGAGTACACGGGCAGCTGGACGACCATCCAAGCTGGAAGTCAAACGGCAAGTAGAAGGTGATAAGAAAGTTATCGCTGCAAGTCAAAGGTTCTTAACACCATTAAGGAGTTAGCATGGGTTGGAGAGAAGACGCTGAGAAGAAGATCAAACTTATGGATGATCTCACTCAAGAAAGAAGAGAGCTGTGTTTAACAGATCTTAGGGTCTTCGCTCAGACCATGAACCCACAGTACGCCTACGGAGAGATACACTACGAGATCTACCGTTGGATGATGGACTACAACCTATTCGGTCAAGGTAAGAACCTAACCGCAAACAAACTAGTCATGCTTCCACGAGCGCACCTAAAGAGTCACATGGTAGCGACATGGACAGCATGGATAGTCACTAAGCACCCAGAGATCACAATCCTCTACCTATCGGCTACAAGCGGACTGGCAGAGACACAGCTCTACGCAATCAAGAACATCTTGACCAGTGAGCCGTACCAACACTTCTTCCCTGAATATATCAACCCGCAAGACGGTAAGAGGGAGCAGTGGAACAACACAAAGATCAGCATTGACCATAAGGAGCGTTCTGAAGCAGGTATCCGAGATGCTACTATAGCTACTGCGGGACTGACTACGAACACTACTGGCTGGCACGCTGACATCATTGTACCGGACGATATAGTCGTACCGGAGAATGCGTACACAGAAGAAGGTAGATCGAACGTAAGTAAGAAGGCATCCCAGCTTACATCTATCCGTAATGCTGGTGGCTTTACACTAGCGTGCGGTACACGATACCACCCGGCTGACATCTACGATACATGGAGACATCAGGAGACTGAGGTTTATGACGAAGAGACGGACGAGTTCATCGGCAAAGAGCTTATATGGGATATCAAAGAACATGCAGTTGAGACAAAGACGGAAGGCTTCCTTTGGCCGAGAACGGAGAAGGATGGCAAGAAGTTTGGATTCAACAAGAACGTACTTGCTCGGATCAAAGGCGAGTATGATGATATGGTTCAGTTCTACGCACAGTACTACAATGATCCCAACAGTTCTGGCTCTAACCGTATAGCACGAGATAGGTTCCAGTACATTGATCAGAAGAACGTAACCTACTCTAACGGAGTGTGGCAAGTCAGGGGTAAGCCTCTGAACATCTACGCTGCAATGGATTTCGCTTACACCACAAAGAAGAAGTCGGATTACACGGCTATAGTGGTTATCGGAATGGACCCAGAGGGTTATATCTACGTACTTGATATGGATCGTTTTAAGACAGACAGGATCAAGACTATGTTCGATCAGTTGCTGATAATGCACGAGAAGTGGTCATTCAGGCGCTTACGGGCAGAAGTCACAGCAGCACAGAGTATGATCGTAGGGGATTTTAAAGACCTGATACGGTCAGAGGGGATGTCTCTCAGCATTGACGAGAACAGACCATCAAGACACGAGGGTAACAAGGAGGAGCGTATGGCTTCTATACTTGATACCAGATATGAGAACATGACCGTCTACCACACGAAAGGTGGGTTGACTCCTGCTCTTGAAGAAGAATTGATACTAGCTAGACCTAAGCACGACGATTTAAAAGATACATTAGCCAGTGCCATTCAGATTGCTAAAGCACCTAGAGCCTTACGAGACTCAGTGAACAAGCAGAATGTGGTCTATAATACAAGATTTGGAGGAGTTCAATATGGCGGGAACAGTCGCTGAGTTAGCATACATGTTCGGAGAGTTATCCGACGATACAGGAACGAGCGTTGGCTATATGTGGGACAAGTGGTCTCGCAATCGTCAGAGCTGGATGGAAGAGAAGAAGGAGTTACGGAACTATGTTTTTCAGACGGATACTCGGACAACTGGAGTCGCTAGTTGGAAGAACTCGACTTCGATGCCGAAGATCTGTCAGATCCGTGACAATCTCCATAGTAATTACATCTCTTCTATATTCCCTAATGACAACTGGCTCAAGTGGGAGGCCCATGATTCGGCAGCAGCGAGCAAGGAAGTACGAGAGCAGATCACTGCTTATATGCGACATAAGATGATTCAGTCAGGTCTACGTAGTGAAGTCAGCAAGCTGATCTATGATTATATCGACTTCGGCAACTGCTTCGCAGAACCTGAGTGGGACTTCGGTAGCCAAGCTATTGATGGTAACGGACACCTGCACACAGGCTACGTTGGCCCTCGGCTATCCCGTATATCTCCAATGG